ATTTAAACACATCGTTTGTTCTAGCCATTGAAGAACCGTTGGCACATGCGAAGAGTTCGCAGGCGGTGCGCTCAATGGCGATCTCGTTCGGAAAGCTGCTGGGCATGGCCGAATGCAAAAATTACGAAGTGGCGCGGGTCAGTGTCCACAAATGGCAGCGCGAAATGCTTGGGTTTATCCCCAAAGGAAAAACCAAGCAAGTAGCTTTAGAGACGGCCCAGAATCTGGAGCCGTCAGAGAACTGGCTCAAGAACAAGAGGTGCAGGGTTCCCCATGATGGCCTCGTCGATGCATTTTTAATAGCGCACTATTACCGTAACGGGCGCTAAGGGGGAAAAAAACTGATTTGTGTTGCCTCTTGTAGCTCCCTGTGGTAAAGCCACTCGTCGTGCCCCGCTTCACTAAACCAGAACATGTTGAACAGTTTTTTGAGCGCCACGCTATTCCTGCCGTGGAAAAACCTTCCTTTTACTGGAAGGCTATTGAACCCGCCCTTGAGCTGGGGTTCCGCATAGGGCAGGCAATTGACGGCGACATAATCATCATTACCCCCCACGAGCAGCAGAAGGTCTACCGTGGGTTTAACAAAACCAAATACCATCTGGGGATGATTCTAATGCACGCCATGTTGAGTAACCCACTGCACTAACTAATGAAAACACTTTTTCCCAAGCAGCAGGAAGCGCATGACTTCTTTGTCGAACAACAAGAAGCAGGAAACAATACCTGCGATACATCCCACACAGGGATAGGTAAAACCGTCGTCGCATGCCAAATGGCCCTGACTCTTGGCAGACCTGTAGTGGTCATATGCCCCAAGTCGGTGGTCCCCTCATGGGGGCGAGAGATGGAGGAGACAGGGTTATCTCCCCTCTTCATTCTCAACTATGAAAAGCTGCGGACGGGGAAGACACCCCACATGTCCAAAAGGGGGAAGAAGTTCATGCGGTGGGTATTGCCGAAAGGGACTCTTGTCTTGGTAGATGAGGTGCATAAATGCAAAGGGCCTTACACGCAGAATGCCCAACTCCTAATCTCCTTAATACAGCAGGGTTACTCAGTGCATGGGATGTCAGCCACCGCCTCCGAAGACCCGACTGAGATGCGTGGTCTTGGGTTCATGCTTGGAATGCATTCCTTGAACAAAACAGAGAACGGCCTGCATAGTTGGTATTCATGGATGCTCCGAAATGGGTGTGATCAAAATGAATGGGGGAAATGGGAGCTGACAGATTCAGACTACCTGCCCTTCCTGAAGGAGGAAATGTATAGCAAGAATGTGAAAATGCTGACAGTTAAGGACTTCCCCGACTCATTCAAAAAGAACAGAGTGATCATAGAACCTCTTGCGTTTAGCAACGGGAAAAAAATAAAGGCTGCGTATGAAGAAGCGGAGATTACGCCTGAGATTATCCGCCACTATATCGAGTGGGGGACGGTGGAAGACAGCGAGCACATACTAACCAACATTCTCCGCGCCCGAATGCTGGCTGAGTCCCTCAAGGTTCCCGACCTAGTCGAGATGGCTGAAGACCTTGTGTTGGAAGGCAAGAGCGTAGTCCTCTTCGTGAATTTCACCGACACAATTCAAACACTATGCCAGAATTTGAACTGCGATAGAATCCAAGGAGGGCAATCCTCTGAAGAACGGCAGGAAGCCATTGACAAATTTCAACGCGACGAGAAGCACGTTCTTGTTGCTAACATAGCCGCAGGCGGAACAGGCATATCGCTCCATGACACATTAGGGGAACGGCAGAGAGTGTCGATTATATGCCCGTCCTTCTCTGCCAAAGACTATTTACAAACGCTGGGGCGCATTCACCGTAATGGGGCCAAAAGTGATGCCCTCCAAAAAGTAGTTATCTCCCACGACTCCATCGAAGAAGTTGTCATGGACTCCATCTCCATTAAAATAAACAACCTACAAACACTCCATGAACCAGCCAGACCATAGTTCCAGAGGACACGCTGAGTTCTCGCCCTCCAGCCTGAAGTATGTCGCCGCGTGTGCGGGGTATGAGGGGAAGGAAGGGACGAGCGCAGCAGCCGAAATGGGGACGCGAATCCACGAAGCGTTGGAAGTCCGCGACTCGTCAGCCCTCCACAACGAGAAGGAGACAGACCTCTACGACCAGATCGTGGAGATGGAGCAAGACTTCATGGGCAACTTCCCGCCCGTGAAGGAAGAACACAACGAGATTCAAGTCGATGTCGAACTAGACGGGACAGAGACATGGGGAACCTGTGATAGATTCCTGATCGTGGCAACTAACGGGAGCGAATTTCATTTGCCGTCCGACGTAGCTGTGATGGCCGACTACAAGACAGGGATCTCCATCATCGATCCGCCTGAACATAATTGGCAGGCAAAGGCTTATGTGGTTGGAGCTTTCCAGAAATTCAAAGACATCAACAAAATCGTCTTCGTCTTTTATGTCCCGCAGCATAACGACTGCCTGCACCACACCTTTGATCGCAGTGATCTACCTACTCTAGTCGAAGATCTCAGCACCGTTATCCGGCAGGGCGAAGAAGTTCGTCCCAAGTGGGACAAAGGTGAGATAGACCTCAAGGACTGCACCCCGACTCAATACTGCCGCTTTTGTAAACATGAAGACGCATGCCCTGCGCTGGGTGGGTTGGTCATCGATGTGGCAAAGAAACTCGACTCCACTATCCCAGATGTTGATCTGGAGAACATTGACGACCCTGCCCGTTTGTCGGAACTCTTCAACATCGCCAAGATCGTTGAGAATTGGGCTGCGCGTATCAAGGAACGGGCGAAGGAAGTCGCCCTGAGTGGGGTCAGTCTCGACGGGCTGAAATTGAGGTCTATGGGCAAGGCCCGAAAGATCACCGACAACGAAACCCTTACGCGAATAGCGGAAGAATTCGGGGTTGACCCAACTGCTCTGTTGGAGCAGGCCAATTTTCCACTTTCTAAGATTGCAAAACTCGTTGCCTCTCAGGCAGAAAGGGGAGAGAAGAAAAAAATAGAACGCAATTTTGTTGACGCTTGTGACGAAGCAGGCATCATCCACACCTCTGACGAACGGTTCTCAATCGTGAGTCAATAACCAAGAAACAAGAAACAATGAGCAAGAAACAAGAACCTGCGACCGCACTAGCGGAAGCACCCAAGAACGAACTGGCTACTAATGCTAGCGGAATCGTTATCACCTCCTCTGACATTGACGTGCCGCGTGTGAATGTGGTGCAGAAGACCAGTGAGATTGAAGCCCCTCTTGGGGCCGTCGTCCTCGACAAACAGCATGTGCTGGCTGAAGCGGACGAAACGATCCCCGTAACTGTTCTCTCCGTCCTCAAAGGGTGGCGGGAGAACATTGACTATGACAGTGATGAGATCCCTCAGATTGCACACACGCAGGAAGAGGCAGATCAGATCAAAGCTAACTCAGAGTACGATATGCTTGAGTTTGCGGAGATCACCATTCTGTTCAAACAGCCGGAAGGTTCAGACAATAGTGCGGCATATCCGTTCCCGATTGGGAACGACAACTATGCCCTCGGGCGGCTTAATACCGCAAAGGACGCTTACCGCCAGACGTTCAAGCGTCTCGCTACGTTTGCAGCCTTCAATCCGAAAGCATCATTGCAACATAGATTGTGGGACTTCAAGAGTTCCCTGATCAGCCGTGGAAAATACTCGTGGTTTGCACCCTCGCTCTCCATCCGTCAGGACGAACCTACGGATGAAGTGAAGACCTTCGTAGGAGCCTTTGCATAATGCACATTATGGAAGAACCTATTGAGGTTGGACAGATCGAGATGCCCGCCGATAGCGAGATTATTGCTGGCGAGATCGAGATGCTTGATGGACTAATCGCGGAGATGACAGCTAAAGTAGGGGAGGCTTCGGCTGCTCTACGGAAGATGGTAATCGTCCGCGAGGCACTCCAGAAACAAATGGGTGAGATCCAGATGGATTTGCCCATCGAATCCTAGCCAACCCTTAATGCCCACCCCGACCCATTTTCCATCGGGGTGGGCTTTCTTTATGATCCTATGGAAACCTATGCCTTGGACTTTGAGTCCTACTACGACAAGAGCTGCTCGATCAAGCGGCTAGGGCCTTTAGGGTATTTCTCCCACCCAGATTTTGACGCCTACATGGTATCCGTCGTTGGAGACAACGACTACCAATTCGTTGGCCACCCCAAGGACTTTGACTGGGCCGTCCTCAAAGGGAGCCGTGTGTTATCACACAACGCATCGTTCGACGAGACCTTGTATTTCTTTGGGGTCAAAAAGGGATGGTGGCCCAGTGTTGAATTTGCTGAGTGGCAATGCACAGCGGACATGGTTGCGGCATGCGGTCTGCCTCGTTCGTTGAAGAACGCAACAGCGGAAGCATTTGATCTGGAAATCTCCAAAACCACTCGCGACAACATGGCCGCGAAGCGTTGGGAGAATATGCCGGAAGACTTCCAGAAGGAAGTAAGCGACTACGCCCTGAAAGACTCTGTGTTGTGTCTCAGGTTGTGGCAGGAATACAGTGAACGATGGCCTGACCACGAGAGGCTAATCAGCCTGACAAACAGGAGGATCATCCAGCGCGGATTGCCAATGGACACCAACCTTCTCAAAGAGCAACTGGAGACTATAAACCAAAGGCTATTCGAAGCGGAGACCGCAATCCCTTGGGCGGGGGAGAAGCCTCTGTTAAGCAGGGCCGCTTTCGACGAGGAGTGTCTTAGGCATGGCTTAGAGCCGCCCAAGTCTCTAGCCCAGAACGACGTTGATGCTCAAGAATGGTTGAGGCAGCACGGGCATAAACACAAATGGGTGGGGGCCGTCACAAACTGGAGGCGTATCAACGCGCTCAAAAAGAAACTGGAAGCTTTCGATTACGCCACTCTACCAGACGGGCGTTATTACGGTGGTCTCATGTATTGGGGTGGTCACACGGGTCGCTTCTCTGGAAGTGGCGGGAATCTCAACCTGCAAAATCTCCCCCGCGAGGAGATGTTTGGGGTGAACCTGCGCCACATGATCTGCGCCCCAAAAGGCAAGAAGCTCGTGGTGGTGGACTTGTCCCAGATCGAGGTGCGGACGTTATGCTGGCTGGCGGGGGATCAGGTAACACTCGCGGAGATAGCTGAGTCAGACGACATCTACGAAGCGTTCGCGATCAGGATGAACTTGTGGGCAAAGGGCAAAGGGTCTCTGAAAAAGGTGGACCCCAAACTACGCCGTAAGGTGAAAGCTATTGTCTTGGGTTGTGGTTACGGTGCTGGAGCAAAGAAGTTCTCAGAGATGTATGACATGCCAGAAGAGGAGGCAAAAGCGGCTGTAGACTTATACAGGGAAAGGCTATCATCCATCCCCAAATTCTGGAGGAGGATCAACAACAAACTGAGATCCTGCTACAACGCAAAAACCCCATATGAAGCCCTGCTGCCCTCAGGGAGGAAGATCAACTATGGCCGAACTAAACTGGTCAAGCAGAACGACCGTGTGGGCCATCAGGCGATTGTCAGCCGGAACGGAAAGCGATTACCCATGAAGCTCTGGGGGGGCATTGTGGCTGAAAACCTGTCGCAAGGGCTTGCACGGGATATTTTTTCAGACATGATCATACGGCTTGAAGAGGACGGGATCGAATTGATCTTCCACGTCCACGATGAAGTTGTAATTGAATGTAACGAAGATGAAGCAGAATCAATTCTGGAACGAACAATCGAGATCATGTCTATACCGCCGACATGGATACCCGACATACCCTTGGCGGCTGAAGGACAAATCCTTACCCGTTACCAGAAATGAAGTATCGTTATCTCAAGAATCTCCGTGACAGTAGCGCACACTATACTTCGGATCTCAGTAAGCTGAAGAAACAAAAACCGTCGTTCGGAACAAAGGCAGAATACAGAGAATGGTGCGCTGATGCACAGACTGACCACGTCTTCTACTCCACCGTCGAGGGGCGGGCACCATCGAAGAGAGTAAGCAACGATAACCCTGCGCATAAGATATACGGGGTCATCGCAGACTATGACGCTTCAGTTGACTGGGCCGCTATTGATAGCGACCTGAAATTCAAATGTAACGCGGGCAAGAAACCAACATGGAGGTCTAGGACTCAATCGGGATACCTGCGTCTGGTCTGGGAATTTGCAGACCCAATACCTATTGAACCAGATATGTTCGACACATTCATGTTGAACATGATGAAGTCTCTCCAACTGAACAAGTTGTTCGCAGGCTTCGATAGTTCATCGTTACGCGCTAACCAGTATTTTGAATTAGGGGAGGACTGGGTTAAAACAGCCGACCCGTTAGATTCATCCGTTGTTCAGGCTGCTCTGGCGAAGTCGGTATCTGACAGACCCCCTCAATCGAATGATACCTCCATACCTGTCAACACCATCGCGGAGGAAGTGGAATCACGTTTCCCCAACAGGTGGGTAGGGGACTTTGAGATTGGGTCACGCGGCCCGTTGTTCTGGATCGATGACGGCATCAATCGAGACGGGTGTCAGGTCGTAGAAGATGGCATCGTTTGTTACAGCGACAGGGCGGGCAAAGGGTTCATGTCTTGGCGCGATCTCTTTGGCGCACAATTCGTCAAGGACTACGAGGAGCGGAAGCTCGCGGGGCTGCTTGATGAATACTGGTTTAATGGCAGGTCGTTCTTCAAGGTTCTCTTCAACAGTGCCGTTTCGATACCCCGCGACCAGTTGATTTTGGAATTCAAGCAGGCGGGCTTTTCCCCGAAGCCGCGCAAGAATCAACCGTTGTCAGAAGTCGAGGCAGCTATCCTGACCGTCAGCAACCAGAACCGCATCGATGAGATTGCCCCCGTCGTATTTTCCGCAGACCGTGTGGTTAGTTACAACGGCCACAGGATCTTGAATTGCTCCAACATCAACCCAGTCGAGCCGGATTCGGATGGAGACCCATCCAAGTGGCCTTTCCTGCACAAATGGTTAGAGCAGTTGTTTGTGGACAGTGGGGAACAACCCGCCTTGTATTATTTTTATTCATGGCTCAAGAGATTCTACATGGCCGTCCTCGATAAAGAGTTCGTTCAGGGGCAGGCTATGCTTCTTGTTGGCCCAACAAACAAGGGCAAGTCGCTGTTGTCAAACAGGGTGATCAGCGGGTTGGTTGGTGGGTATGCAGATGCCTCCGACTACCTGTCAGGTCAGACGAAATTCAATAAGGACTTGGGTAGGGTGGCAACATGGGTGATTGATGACACAACTTCAGCAGCTTCCTTCCAAGACCAGCGAAAGGCAACAGAGTTGATCAAACGTGCGGTGGCAAACCCCCGCGTCGAATATCAGGCCAAGTATGCGGATTCCTTGAGCGTCCCGTGGACAGGGCGTGTTGTCATGTCGCTCAACATGGATATCAATAGCCTGTCAGTAATCCCTTCTCTGGATAGCAGCAACAGGGATAAGCTGATGGCACTGCGGGTCAGCGATGGGGCCACCAGTGATTTTCCCCGCAATTCCGTCCTTGAGAAAACCATCGAGGATGAACTCCCCTTCTTCGCCAAGTTCCTCATTGATTGGGTGATCCCAAAAGGAGTAGAGGACGTTGGGCGGTTTGGGGTGCAATCATTTATTGACACCACGATTGCGGATGCCGCCTACGACAACAGCAGTCGGAGTACCATCGCGGAGTTGGTAGAGTTCTTCGTCAAACGGTGCCGCGAGCTGAACGATGCAATGACCCATTGGATTGGAACTCTCACGGAATTCCAAGTAGCCCTGCACGATTTCAACAACGGTAGGAATGTCGGGATGTCCAACAATCTGGAATTTGTCAGGCGGGGCATGGCCACACTGGAAGAATCTGGGAAGAACAACTCCCATGTGCGGCCAATCCAATCAAGAGGCAGGGGCGGGGGCAAGATATGGGAGATCAGCCTTTCCTCTTCTTACGATATCGATGTGATGACTCAAATGAATCGGGCCGTCGCAGTGCCTTGATAGGAAGATGGTATCCGTCGCAGAGGTAGGTAAAGCCGTCTTTATCTGACTCCCCCTTCTTCTTGAAGTTCTTAGGTTTAGTCACATGGTGGCGGCTTGCCCACCCCAGTAACCAAACCTTGGAAAGATCCTTGTGGACCCGCGTGAAAAAATACACGTCTGCCTTCAGCTCTTTATTCTGTGAATTGACACTGGCGATGTAATGGAGCCTTGGGTGTGTCGTACAGGTCTTGGATTTTACATCCACCCGCTTGTTATTGAAAAGGTAGTCGTGGGTATAACACTGCTCACCCACATGCTCTGCTTTCTGGATGTATTTGCCAAACGCAACCTCACCCAGAAACCCCGTCATCCGGCCCACTCCCCGTGTGTATGAATTCGGAGGAATGCCCAACGACTGGGAGCGGCGGAAAGCCTCTGCAACGTCATCCTTATTCGGATGAAACAAAACAAAACGGTTCTTTAGCTGCCGGAACTGGCTATTAGTAGCCACCCTTTTTCTTGAGGAGCTTCTTAGCCCTCTTGCCCGCTTTTGAAGGAGGGCTATGGGAAAGCCCCCTTTCCTTCAATTCCAAATGCTTGTCATAGGTTGAAGCCTTGTGTGACTCCCCCGTTTTTGGGTCATACATCAAATGGGGCCGGAAGTTTTTTGTGGTGTAAGGCATAATTAAATTATTGGTTGAAGCGTTTAAGGAACCGTTCCCATGCGGGCCAGAACAACTCGTCCATACACCGGACAACCCCCTCCGTTTCCATGCCCTCGCACCATGCTATGCCCCCCATGCAGAGGGCGCATTCCATTAACTCATGTCGAACGGTATCGTGAACCTTTTTTCTAGACAGAGACTTATCGATGAATATAGCTTTCTTGTCGGGTGAATAATAGCCAAAGCATTCGTCATCACTCAGGTCTTCCCGAATAATTTTGATGGGGATACCCGCAACACGAATTGACTTTGGAAGATTCATTCATCCACAAACTTGACGACCGCCCTTGCGTAGACGCCAGCCAGTTTACCTCGATTGTTGTTAATCTCCCGCCACGAATCTATATGGCTTCCAAAGAATGGTTCCGCAATCACCGCGTAAGGCGGAACGACGCGGAGTAGATAACTGCCGCGTTGTTTGCGTTGGCGCGGCTTGATACCCCGAGATTTCATATCTGGGAAGGCTTCCTCCATCTCATCGCGTAGGGCCGTTGCGAGGCGCTTACCGCCACTGCTGGAATGCCAGTAAAGCCATTCATGCCCGCTCACAGATGGGCGGGCCGAATTGAAGTGCAACTCGATAACTGCATCAATTTCGTCTTCCTTCAGCTTGCGGGCCAGATAGTTAATAGCTCCGCTGTAACTGCGAGCGGGATAGTGGTCGTAGACGACGTAGTTGTCTCCTGTGGCCCACCCGTGCGTGTTGCTCAACACATGAGCAATGCGCCGAACCATATCCCTATTGAAATCCCATTCTGACAGGATGTATTCACCATGTGAATACGCCCCCTGATCCCCCAAACGGCTGTGCCCAACTGCTAGTCCTATTTTCATTTCCGTTTGAGAATTCGGTAGAGAGCGGCGACCCCGACTGCGATGCCTATAATAAGGGAGCCGACACGCAGCCAGTATTCAAACTGCTCCTGCATACTGGTGATTAAGCCCAACGCGGGAGCCGCCATGCCAACGAAGGAGTCTATGATTTTGGGGTTCATCACTTTCCTCCGATGATTACAGCGCGACGATAAGAATAGTCGCTGTGAAATTTGTGGTTCTTCCGCCCAACAAGAACGCCCTCCTTAAATTGGTAGGGTTGCCCTTCAATCAGAGTTACTGTCGGTGGATCGTATAAGGCGCTCGCGTTCACGCTTGATGCGTTTTGCGACCCGCTCCATGAGCAACTTGCTATGGCTGTCACCGATAGCACTGAGAGCATCCAAGCGATCTTCAAGAGCGTCGAGGTGCCTGTCCCTTTGCAGTCGGATATATTCAATGTATGCATTGAGCGCAGCAGTTAGGAGGCGGAAGAACTTGGTCACTTAGATTTCGCACGGCCCACATTCAGGGCCAGCCAGCTCACCACCGTCGATATTCGACGAACCCATTTGTTGTCCGATTCGTTAGGAGTAAGTGTGGCTACAAGCGAAGCCAGAGCAATTACGCTGGCCAAGATTTGCAAAATCTGTTCTGAGTTGTCGTTGAAGTATTGAATCATTGAATTGAGGATTACATCATGTTGCTGGTGTATGCGCCCACACCAGAGGGATCAAAAGATATCATGGGCTTTGCAGCTCCCCTATGTGCGTCCAATTGTTCCTCAAGGAGGGTTTGGCACACAGCCCAATGGTAATTGGCGCGTTCAAGGTCCGCATTATCTTCGCCAATATTCCCCAGCATGGCATGTTTGATTGCGCTCAGGCTGGAAATGTACACAGCGTCCGTGCTGTCGATCAGCTTTCGGAACTTCCGCTTGAGCAGCAGCCGCAGGGACATCGTTTTGTCGTTGCGGTTGTCGATCCGGTAGCGGCGGTAACGGGTGACTTGGTTTTTCTCGCGGAGGTTGTCGGCGGCTACGAGAGTCACTTCGGGGGACGAGCTTGTCTCAACCCACAACAACTTAACAGGGTCAGTTAGCTCTGTTGTGCCAACACGAACCTCACTGACGTTAGTTATATCGGAGATAGCCGTGACAAGCTGAGATTCGCCGCCACAAGTAAACTTCCCCCCGTCCCCACTAGTAGTCGCGGAATCAGGGAGAGATGTATTTGTTCCATCAGAAAAAGTCACATGAACAGTTCCCCCAGATGGAAGACCTGCGCCTAACCTGATCGCCTGTAGCCGCAAGCTGTATGTCTTATCCACAACAGGCTCCTCAACAGTGGCTGAGTAGCCATCATCCACAATCCCGAAAGCAGACAGGGTGTGGTCCCCCGCC